GCACTGGCTTGTGGATTGATCACAGCGTCAACTGCTGCTAGAGTATTTTGTGGTACAGTATCAGGATCAACGTCAAACAACATAAAGCGTTCGTCATTGGGATCCAATGAGATTGTTCCGATCACTTCAGTTCCGTTGGGTTGTTCCAATCTGATCTGACTAATGCCAGGCCGCAGCACGCCATACACACTGACCACTGCTGGCCATTGTAAATTGCTAGCGGACACTAGATCAGGAGGAATCAGGCTGCTGTTGGGTTGATCCACAATGGTTCTATCTTGTAAACATTGCAGTTTGTTGCCAATCAGCACAACTTTGTAGTTGTAAGGAGTGACCTTGACTCTAGTACCTAGTAATAAATCATTGTTGGTCACTGCATCTTGCAAGTCACCTTGTGCGTCATACATGGATGCAATCACACGTTCAACCACACCTAGCTTTTTAACCTTGGCGGGTGAACTGATCCAGATGGGCAGGCTAAATTTCAACGTAGCGATGTCAATAGGATTTTCTGTGCCCATGGGAATTGTTCTTGAGGTCCATTGTACTGAGTCTAATTCTACTATACTTAGACTGGTCCAGTCAATGTAGTTGTCAGTTGATTGCACCTCTAGGCTAGGGTTAAACAAGGTAAGCATTTGTTCCAGCAACTGCATCTTTTGATTGGTATTGCTGGTCCAAATGTCCAAGGTGATACCCAGTTTGTAAGGCACAGGCATCAGCCGTTCAATGGTGAATGCGTTGCCTTGTGTGGTTTCATATGTTTCTGTGTCCTGATCGTAGGTGCGTTGACGAACATTGACCTTGCTTACAAAATAGGGTTCTTGCATCCGTGGTCGATCATAATCCAGACTAGACACATAAAATGTCATCAGCGGGGTGCTTGGCATACTGCTGGCTGAGTTTTCTTGGATAATTGTTTGTGCATTGCGACTGGCATCGCCATATCGAACAGGCACACGCAAAAGAGCCGCTTGGTCAGAATTGGCTTCGCGACCATATTCAATTTGGAAGTTTGAAACTATCCTAGTAAACTGCAAAAGAAATCGACGAATTTGTTCGTCATAAAAAAATTGTTGTGCCATAATGTTTAACCGCCGTTGTCGGCTCTGGGTTTGAGCAGTTCACTAAGACTCTGACGACTTGGCATAGGACCACGATCAGTAGTGTTGACTGTAGCTGTGTTGTTCACAAAGCTGGAACGCAGTGTTTTGTTGGCAGGACCGTTGTTGAGATCAGTACGCACACTGTCTTCAATTTTGACCCAGCGGATACCGTCATATCTGAACAAGCGATTGGGTTTGTAGTCCAGACGCAATACATATTGACCAGCCACTGGATTGGGAGGGAATGCCACGCCCGGAGTAACAGGTAATCCGTTGGGTGCAATTTCATCGCTACCAGTTAGGTAGCCCAGGGTGTAGCCTTCGGCTCGCGGACTAGTGGCCTGTCCGCCTTGTGTGCCGTCTACTGTGGTTGTTTCGTCTGCTGTTAGGCCAGCGCCTTGAGCCACCGCAGGTTGACCATCCAACAGTGTTGGCACAATGTAAAACTTGGTGGTATCGTAGCCACTAAGTGGCACTTCAACATCAGCCTGCGTAAGGATAGCATCGTTGATTTCAGTATCTTTGGTGCGTGTGCCTTGCACATCTGCAATGGTAGGCGGAGTGTACTCTTGCCAGTAAGTGGTATTGTTGATGGCTATGTCAGCTGGAGTATTGATCTTGGCCTGATAATAAGTATTGCCGTCGTTCACAATACTTCCAGCAGGATAGTAATTGCCATTGTCCCAGATTTGTTCACTCACAAATGGTTTGTTGGTAATACTATTGTACTCTTGTGCGTCGGTGAGAGGCGTTGCCTTGACTCGCCACAAGTGCGGCAACCAAGTAACAGAAAACCCTTCACTAGCATACGCAGCATCTTGAATCACATAGTACTTAGGCAGTGCAGCAGGCAGTGCTGAATTTAATGGGTTGTAATCTTTCAAGTTTGGAACTTCAATCACATCGCCGCTCATGAGCTTGCGACCAAACGAGTCAATCATGTCATTGTAATGGAATGTGATAAACAAGGTATCGTTGTTCAAAAACAACCCAAATTGAGTCAGGTCAAAGTCCACGTCCTGTGTGTTGTATACTCCGCGCATGACATAAATGTCTGGATCATACACACGATCTCTGTTTTCCAACAGCAGCAGGTCTTGTATGTTTAGTGGACTCAGTGTTTCATAAACTGGTTGAGTAGCATCAGCATTGCCACTCAGTGTGGAGTCTTCGCCACCAGTTTGCGGACCTAAATACTTGTGGCAAAATAGATCCAGCCCACCAACAGTATATTGTTCACTTATAGTTCGATCGAGAAATTGGTAATCTCTGGTCCGGTTAGGCCGGTACATACTTAATCTTGGCATAGTGTTGTATTTATGGGCAGGTTGACCAATAATCAAGCAAGTGCTACAATAGCTGTATGAAAGTAGTCAAACTGAACCGCAGATTTCGCCAATTCAAAGAACACGGGCACATCATTGCTCTAAGATTTCCCTCATACACTGAATCTGTGCCATACGAAAAAACAACTCGCAATAAATTAGGCGTTGGCGGCTGGCAGCGGCATGATTCATGGTACAGTTACTTTGGGCATGGTCGGGTTGCCGGGTACCGCCCGTACTGGATCACGTTCCGAAATGAGTCAGATGCTACTTTAGTGTTACTTTGTACTGACTTGACTCAAATTGGATAATCTGCTATAATTACTGATATGATTAAAGGAGCCACCGTGAAATCTGCTGTAGCAAACAAACCCGTAAAACCTCTAAATCCACGCAGTGCAGACACCAACGTCATGGGACCAGAGCCCACTTGGCGCGAGCAGCCTATCAGCAACAGGACCAGCCAAATGACTGCTGCCTTTTCCTGGTACAATTACTTCTACGGCAAAAAAGATGCTCGCGACATGATTGTGAACTATCTGGAACTGCATGGTCGTAAAGCTGATGTTCGTGCTCTCAAAGGTGTGCCTGATTCAGACATTCGGCTAACTGCTGGATGGTTGTGCAGAATGAGCATGGTGGGCCTGGACCTGTCTGACCACGAACAAATCAAGCTAGACAACATGCTGGCACAACTGTTTGCAGTCAAACAACAAGAAGTCTCAACAGAGTCAGCAGAACCTGTGGTGGCCCGACTGACCATTCAAGATCGTCTACGTGAAAAAGTAAGCGAGTGTGCCGGCGAGCTAGATGGACTGTTTGATGAGTTTATCTTGGCAGGCGCCAAAATGAGTGCAGACTACAAGCCAATTGTGCTGATTCGTGGCATGAATGTGGCACCACAAATGGTGAGCTTGCTGTCTGATATTTGGAAACGCAAGCAGGTTGAATTTGAAGAAGTCGCCAAAGGCAAAGACGCACAACTGGTAGAAGGCTACGGATATCTCAGCAAAATTCAGCTACGCAATGTGCTGAAGTTTTGTGAAACAGTGATCAACGACTGCGGCGCATATGTGCAGATTAAAAAGGTTGAGCGCAAGCCACGTGCAGTCAAAGCAGTGTCGCCAGAAAAACGTGCGGCCAAGTTCAAGGTTGCAATGGAATTTGCTGATCTCAAACTCAAGGGATTGCCTGCCGCAAGTCTTGTGGAAAAAACAGAAGCCTGGCTGTATGACACCAAAAAGCGCAAGCTGATACACGTTGTGGCAGACTCGCATGCAGGATCGTTTACTGTAAAAAGCAATTCCATCATTGGATTCAGTGTGTCAGAAAGCATGCAAAAGACTGTGCGCAAACCCGCAGAAGTTGTCAAGGCCATGCAGGCTGCTGGCAAACCAGCTGCTAGAAAGATCTACAAAGATCTAACCACTACAGAAACCGGGTTCAACGGTCGCGGCACTGAAAACCTAATGGTTCTCAAAGCCTGGTGAGCTAAATATAGGGAACGGAGTTCCCTATATGGCCGACAATACACTACCCCAGCTCAAGCAAGATCTCATTGATTATGTGGGCTTGCTGCTGGGCAATCAGATCATTGATCTTGAACTAGACCCTGCACACTTTGAGGCTGCATACCAAAAGACCATTGGCACTTTTCGCCAACGAAGCAATGCAGCATATGAAGAAGCTTACATTTTTATGGAGTTGATACGAGACGTCAACATCTATACATTACCACAAGAAGTCACAAGTGTGCGTCAGATTTTTCGCAGAACATTTGGTGATGCCACAGGACCGTTTGCCAGTAACTTTGATCCATTTGCTCAGGCCAGCATTAACGTGTATCTCATGAATTTTAACGTAGCAGGCGGCCTTGCTACCTATGATTTTTACAGTCAGTATGTGGAACTAGCTGCCAAGATGTTTGGTGGATTCATGAACTACACCTGGAATCCAGTGACCAAGAAACTACAACTGATACGAGATCCAAAAGGCACTGGTGAAAATGTGCTGCTTTGGGCATACCAGCTCAAGCCCGAGATTCAGTTGTTGACCGACCACCAAACTGGACAATGGATTCGTGACTACATGGTTGCTGTTTCTAAAATGATCATTGGCGAAGCTCGTGAAAAGTTTAGCACCATTGCTGGCCCGCAGGGCGGCGGCAGTCTAAACGGCGCTGCAATGAAGTCAGAAGCACAAACACAAATGGATGCACTGCTAGAACAGCTCAAACTGTATGTAGACGGAGCACAACCGTTGACCTTTGTAATTGGCTAACAAGCAGACATTGATGGTTGGTTGCAGTTTTATGTCCAGACTGCAATCCCGACACAACGGCGACATGGGTATAAATGCCGCACGGTATTGTGTGTTGGCTAGCCCGGGCACAGGCAATCAAGCTATTGCTGCTAGGACAATGTATCAGTTGGCACAGGAAGATTATGATCGTGTGGTGGTGTTATGGTCCGGCATCAACAGAATAGACTTTCCTGTCAGCGAAGAACTACAGCGTACACAGCACAACAACCCCGAAGGTGATTGGGTGGCCAGTTGCAACATCGGCAGTATGGCTTGGTATCATTCTGGCGGCTTTTTAGGAACAGGAGTTTTTGGTGCAGTGCCAGAGCCTGTGCAGATTTTCATGCGAGCGCAATATTTGGGATCAGAACCCAACAGCAAATACCTAAGCGAGCTTACCTTGATGAGCATTGTAAATCTACAAAGTTTGCTAAAGGCTCGTGGCATTGAACACCAAATGGCATTTATACACAATACCACACACGGTGATGTTGGTCGACAACAGGAACATGCACACGGAGTTTTGGATCACAGTTCACCCTTGAACAAACTGGTAGATTGGAGCAAGTTTAACCTGGACAGCAATCCTTATGAATGGGCCATGCGTCGAGAAAAACTAGAAGGCGATCAATATCATCCTACCAGAAACGCCATGATTGAATGGTTTCGAGAACAAATGGGTATTGACATGACTCAGTAATCGTGCTATACTTGCAGTATGGCCGATTTAATGATAGACATCGAAGGACTGGGCACTGGTCCAGATACCACAATACTAACTATTGCAGCTCAGAGTTTTGACCCTCTTGGCTCGGGCTATCACGAACGGCATTACTATGCCAGAATTTCTCTTGAAAGCCAGGAAAACCGTAGCATACAACAAGACACCATAGACTGGTGGGCCACTCAGCCAGCTGCGGCAAGAGAAGAAGCGTTTGCAGAAACTAGCCGAATTCCCCTAGACCAAGCACTAGATGAACTGGCCAAATTTATCTGGCAGAGCAAATTAATCTGGGCCAACGGCCCCACATATGACATGAACATCATTGAGCATGCTTACAAAAGCTACAACAAACCGTTGCCTTGGAAATTCTTTGTGGTTCGAGATGCACGAACAGTGTACAGCTTGTGGCCAGAGCTACCTAAACCTCCTACCAGCCATCATGCGCTGGAAGATTGCAAACGTCAAATCGACATGTTGCAACAAACACTTCAGCATCTAAACATCAAGGAACTCAAATGAACATTTATCT